TCTCCGCAATGGATATCTGGCGCCGTCGCTCAAGTATCTCTTACATATAAAATGTTAGGAGGTGATGTTCTTGATATCGAACTAACAGAAAATAATATTTATACCGCTTATGAGTTGGCAACATTAGAATATTGTTCTATCATTAATAATCATCAGGCCAAAAATGTTTTATCTGATTTTTTGGGGGCGACTACTGGAACCTTTGATCACGAAGGAACTCTTGAAGCTGGTACATTATCTTCAAGTTTGAGTGGCAAACACGCTGCATTAAAATTTCCTAAATTCAAATTTGAGTATAGTCAGCGTGTTGCAGAAGGTCTTGCTGGAGCTGCTGGTTTTGGTGATGATGCTAGAATTTATTCAGCATCTATTTCGCTGGCAAATAATCAGCAAGACTATAATTTACAAGAAATTGTTCAAGATGCATCTGTTGATGGAAGTACAACTTTTGGATATGCTTTTACAGGAAGTGTTAATAATAAAAGAGTTGCCGTAAGACGAGTTTATTATAGATCTCCTGCAACAATGTGGAGGTTCTATGGATATTATGGTGGATTAAATGTTGTAGGGAACTTATATACATATGGTCAATATTCAGACGAATCAACATTTGAAATTGTTCCAGCGTGGCAAAATAAGCTACAAGCAATGGCTTTTGAGACAAATCTTTATACTCGTGCATCACACTATTCTTATGAAATAAGAGATAATAGGATTAGATTGTATCCGCCACCTTCATCGCTTGGAGCTGGCGCACCATCTAAAATATGGTTTGAATTTACAATTCCAGAGGATCCGTGGATAGAAGATTCAACAAGATTAGATGGTGCTGATGGAGTAAATAACTACAATACTCTTCCGTTTGCCAATATTCCTTATGCAAATATTAATAGCATGGGTAAACAATGGATTAGAAAATATTCGTTGGCGCTCGCTAAAGAAATGCTTGCGCAGGTAAGAGGGAAATTTGGTGCAATTCCAATTCCGGGTGATAATGTCACATTAAATGCAGCTGAATTGGCAACTCAAGCAAAAGAAGAACAAGAGAAACTTAAAACCGAACTTAACGAATTGTTAGATAAACTAACTTATGAAGCAATGATGGAATCAGACGCTAATGTGGTGGAAAATTCTAACAAAATTCAAGTTAGTATCCCGATGGGAATTTATAGAGGATAGATAAATGGCCGAAAACAAATGGAATAGGCCAGATAGCCCGCCACCACCACTTTTTTTAGGGAAAAAAGAAAGAGATCTGGTTAAACAAGTTAATGACGAACTTATTGAGCGCGTCGTTGGACAGACTATCCTTTATTATCCAATCAGTGATGTTCATACCGACTTTCATCCCATATACGGCGAAGCGATTCAAAAGAATTACTTACCCCCTATTCGTGTGTATGCTCTCATCGAGTGGAATGAAACAACCACAACTGCAACCAACTATGGTTTGGACCGTATTTATAATTTAACCTGTCATTTTCACAAACGAAGGTTAACTGAAGATCAAAATTTGTTTGTTCGTGAAGGAGATTTTATTTTATATGGGGAAGATTATTATGAAATAATTACTTTAAGTCAGCCTAAACAATTATTTGGACAAACAGATCATATGCTTGAAATTTCAGCTAAATGTTCACGAGCACGTCAGGGGCTTTTTGATGGGAAATAATTATGACTAATTCAATTTTAACTGGTTCCGTAGATCGTAATCAGAAACCAAATGACATGCCAACTATCATGTCTTACAAACCTTCGACTCTTGAAACCATCGATACGGCGGTTTACAATTGGTTAAAAAATAAATTAAAGATTGCCTGTACCACCAACAAGGGCTGGAAAACCGTTCCTGTCATCTGGGTTGCTGGGGAACGCTCTTGGCAGATAAAAAACAACAAAGATTTAAGAGATTCTGATGGTGCTCTGATCTTTCCGATGATGACCTTGCAGCGTGATGGGTTCTCAAAAGATCCCACAAAAAAGGGTGTTTTTTATGGAAACATTCCTCATGTGAATGACGCGAAAGGCGCATCTATAACAATTGCACGCAGACTTCAGCAAGATAAAACTGCTAATTTTGCTAATGCAAAAGCGTATAGAAAAAAGGCAACTATTGTGGGCAATGCTGGAGATTCTGGTGTTCAACAAATTAATTTCCCAATGCCAAAAAACAATCAAGCTGTTTATGAGACCATTACTATTCCAATGCCGGTGTATATTGAGGTAAATTATACAATTAGTGCAAGAACAGAATACCAACAACAGATGAATGAGGTTCTGCAACCTTTTGTCACAGCGACTCAAGGTATAAATTATTTAGTTTTAAAACAAGATGGGCACTCTTATGAAACATTTATGCAGTCAGATTTTGCTTCAGAAGATAATGTGACTGATTTGGGTGATGAAACTCGTATTTATGAATCTAAAATAACATTAAAGGTCTTGGGTTATCTTGTGGGAGCAAATAAAAATGATGAGCAACCTCATATCGTTATTCGAGAAAATGCGGTTGATGTAAAAACTCCCAGAGAAAGAGTTGTTATGGGAGATGAACCAGATTGGGGACCAATTGGAACACCGCCAGGAAAATATCGGTCCTAATCATTCCTTTGTCTTTTCGAGCAATAAGCTACTATTTATTAGAGACTTTTAAAGCATCATAAGGAGAAAGACGCATGGCACAAAGCAAATTTAGATTTGTATCACCGGGAATTCAACTTCGCGAACTTGATAGATCGCAAATTCCTCGGGAACCAGAGGCAGTAGGACCAGTTATTATTGGCCGTGCCCAAAGAGGTCCAGCACTTCGCCCAGTAAAAGTTCAAAATTTCACAGAGTTTGTGGAAATTTTTGGAGAACCTTTACCTGGCGGCGAAGGCGGTGATATTTGGAGAAAAGGTGGCGCAGGAATGACGCCAACATACGGCGCTTATGCCGCTCAAGCGTGGCTAGCTAATGGCTCTCCTTTAACTTATGTGCGTCTGTTGGGAAGAAATCATGATGATAGCACTGCCACAGGCACTGGATTAGCAGGCTGGCAAATTGGTGGAACTCCTAATGGAAGTTATAGCACTGGTCAGGCATTAGGGCTGTTTGTAATGGATAGTTCAAGTGCAGGTGCTGCGGTTACTGGAACCTTGGCTGCTGTATGGTATTGCAAAGATGGTGCCATTGAGTTATCAGGAACAGATCGGCCGGGTCACGCCAGTCCTATTTCGGGGTCCGGTGTTATAATCAGAAGTGTGGCGAGTGGGCCTACATTTACGGCACTTGTTAAAGATACTAGTGGAGGTATTACAGATACTGTCAATTTTAATGTTAGTGATGCAACAGCTGGTAATTTTGTTCGTAAAGTTTTTAACACTGATCCGACTAGACTTACCAATAGACTACATCCTAGTGGCTCAAGATACAATTATTTCTTAGGTGAAAGTTTTGAAAGAGATGTCTCAGAGAAGCTTACAAGTGGAAGTAGCGCGGGGGGAGATGTTTTTGGTTTCATTGCCGCACTTGAGTCCGATCCAGACACAATTTTGTGGGGTAAAAATCAACGAAGCATGATGCCAGCAACCACTAACTGGATTATTGGCCAATCAACTGCTGCTACAGGAAGTTCATCGCCCGAAGCAAATGAGGAACTATTTCAAGTTATTGCACTTGACGGCGGAAATTGGACCCAAGAGAATATTAAAGTCTCTATCAACAATGTTCGTTATTCGGCTGATTCTGATGTTCCATGGGGAAGTTTTGGCCTTATACTTAGAAAAGCATCAGACTCAGATGAAGCACCTCAAGTTATTGAAAGCTTCTCCAATTTGGATTTGAATCCAAATTCTCCCAATTATATCGCAAGGCGAGTTGGAAATCGCTATGCGAAGTGGGATGATAATGATAGGCGATATCGATATTTTGGAGCTTATGAAAATAAATCTCGATATGTTTATATTAAAATGAAGAACGAAAAAGGTCCAAGTTCACCAGAAATGTTGCCAATGGGTTATAAAGGCCCACTTCGTTGGGGAACATTTGCTGTTTTAAGTGGTAGCAATAATCCGGTTAGGCCGGGAAAGACCGTCATCGCCACCAGCGCGATGCCAGCAGCAATGATTAAAACTAATGGAGCTTCGCCTGGATATAATTTTGAGAAGGCTGGTGGCGCTGGAGTTCTTGTGAATGTAATGCAGCCAGGCGCTGGTGCTTTTACTGCATCAATCGAATTCCCAAGAACTTATCTTCGTACTAATTCTACTGTAGGTAATCTCAATGATCCTACAGATGTATATTGGGGTGTTGATACCACTAAAACAGGCGGAAGTACGCGATTTGATGCAGCATATGAAGATGTTGTGCGAGGAATTTGCGATGATGTAGGAATTACTTCTACGACCTTTCCGTTTCCACGAACAGAAGTTTCGTATTCGGCAGTTGGAAATGTGATTGAGTATCAATATGTTTTCAGTCTTGAAGATATAAGTAATCATACTGCATCGTTAGGAGTAACGAACGGCAACATTCCGAATGCTTCACAAACACAAGAAGCATATTACTTCTCCGGTTCTTACAAGCAAGGTTATGCGATTGCGTCGAGTGGTAGCCAAACCTATAAAGATCTCTTAGATTCAGATTGGAATCAATTTACGGTTCCAATGTTTGGCGGCTTTAATGGAACGGACATTCGAGAAACTGATGCATTTAATAATTATTATGCTTCTACTCCCACAATATATGATAATTCGAAGTTTAATTCAATTCGAATGGCCATTGATACATGTGCGGATCCAGAATTAGTGGAGTGCAACTTAATGTCTGCGCCTGGTGTTGGTTCAACTACCGACGCCAATGGATTAACTAACCATATGTTGGATGTCTGTCGACGCAGAGCAGACGTAATGGCGGTTATTGATATTGCAAAAGGATATCTTCCTCCAGCAGACCGCAGCGATTTTGGAAATGATTATGATACAAATAATCAAGGTAGTGCCAAAACAGCGGCCAATACATTGAGGGATCGACAAATTAACAATAGCTACGGAACTTGTTATTATCCGTGGATTCAAGTGCGAGATGCCGATTCTGGAGTTGACTTTTTTGCACCACCGTCAATTGCGGCTTTGGGAACTTATGCATATTCGCAGGCAAAATCGGAAGTTTGGTTTGCACCAGCAGGATTTAATCGCGGTGGCTTAACTGAAGGTGCTGGCGGTATTCCAATTATTGGAGTCACTGAGCGACTAACTGCAAAGAATCGGGATAAGCTTTATGAGAATAATATTAATCCCATTGCTTCATTCCCAGCTGAAGGTTTGGTTGTTTTTGGACAAAAGACCTTACAAGTAACTCGAAGCGCATTGGATAGGGTTAATGTGCGGCGGCTGATGATTCATGTGAAGAAAGCAATTTCTAGAATCTCTGCAAGACTGCTCTTTGATCCAAATACACAAGTTACTTGGGATAGATTTATAGGTCAAACTGAACCATTCTTAAACAGTGTGAAAACTCGTCTTGGTTTGGAAGATTTTAAAATAGTTCTAGATAAGACAACAACAACGCCAGATTTGGTTGATAGAAATGTTATGTATGCAAAAATTTTCTTAAAACCAACACGAGCAATTGAGTTTATTGCAATTGATTTTATAATTACAAATACCGGAGCGTCGTTTGAGGATTAATTTTAAAAATGACTAGTTACAACAGGAGACAAGAAAGATGACTTTTTGGCAAGACCCATTATTAGAACCAAAACGGCAATATAAATTTATTTTAAGTATTCAGGGTGGCAGATCACCAAATGCTCCACCTTTACAGCAGTTTTTGGTCAAAAAAGTTGGAAAACCGTCGTGGACGGTTTCAGAAACCGAACATAAATTTCTGAATCATAGTTTTTGGTATCCCGGTAGAACAACATGGGAAGCTATTGATGCCACTGTTGTTGATACTGTCGATCCTACTGCCAATGCAACTCAAACAGTAATGCACATGTTGGAAGAATCAGGCTATGAACTTCCTACAACGCCACAAGGAACTACCGGCTGGGGCACAGTTTCTAAAAATAAAGCAATTGATCAGGCTTTAGGCCAGGTTAGAATTAAAACAATTGATAGCTCTGGAGAAACCGTAGAAGAGTGGGTTCTTAATAATGCTTGGATTCAAAAAGCCACTTTTGGTGATTTAGCTTATGATAATGAAGAGCTAACAGAAGTTACACTTACCTTAAGATATGACAATGCCTATGTTCATGTTGAGCAGGGTGATGGAAAAATTCCTAGTGCTTCCTAAACATTTGTTTGTTTCTCTGTTATAATACGAAAAGAAAGAAGAGGTATTTATGCCAAGAAATAATCAGGATCGCCTGATAAATAAGAAAAAGTCCGAAGATGAAAGTTCTCCCGCATCTGTAGATGCACTCTTAAATTTTGTTGTTCCAACTGAGTTTGTTGATTTACCAACAAAGGGTAAATTTTATTCAAAAGACCATCCTTTACACGCCGCCGAAACTATTGAAATCAAATATATGACGGCTAAAGAAACAGATATTCTTACATCCAAACAATTATTAAAAAAAGGTGTTGCAATAGACAGAATGTTGCAAAGCCTCTTTCTTGATAAGAGTGTTAAAGTCTCGGATTTATTTACGGGAGATAAAAATGCAATCTTGATGGCTGCAAGAATCAGTGGGTTTGGACAATCCTATGAAGCATCTGTTACTTGCAGAAATTGTAACACCAATTCTGAGCAAGTATTTGATCTAGGAGAAGTTAAAGTCAAGGAAGCTCCTGAAGATGTCTCTTATAGCGAAGATGGAACTTTCTTTATTATGTTGCCTCAAACTCAAGTTAAGGCAGAGTGTCGTTTGCTCACTGGTAATGATGAAGCAAGTTTGGTGGCAAAGACAGAAAAGAAAAGAAAATTAAAGTTACCAGAATCCACTTTAACAGATCAGCTAAAAGCAGTTATTGTTTCTTTGAATGGGGTAACAGATAGGAGTACGGTTGAAGAGTTTGCAGATGTCATGCCAGCTCAAGACTCTCATTTTTTGCGAAATGAATATGATAAGATGCGCCCAGATATTGATCTTTCATATCAATTTGAATGCGAAGGATGTGAGATCTTGAACGATGTATCCATTCCTTTTTCCGTAAACTTTTTTTGGCCTGAGTGAAGCATACCTTGAAGGTATCTATGAACAACTCTTCTTTCTGAAACAACACGGCGGTTGGAGTTTCATCGAAGCTTATAATTTACCCATGCAATTACGTGAGTGGTGGGTCAAGCGCATTCTTAAACAATTCAAGGATGAAGCTGAAGCTATGAAAAAGACTTCTAAAACACAATAAAATATTTTCAAACCTTCGTTCATGGAGGTTTTTTATTTTTAAGAATTACTATTTATTGATAATGAGATGTTATGTTATAACATTTTGGAGTAATTTTTAATGGCCAACGAAGCTGAGATTGCCAAACTTAAGGCTAAAATAGCTGAACTTGGAGGAGAAGTTGGGCTTGTTGAAAAAGCATGGAAAAAAGTCGATGCTCAAG